ATGAACATGATCTGTGTAGATGGCGACTGGGTCGGTGACACCCCCCAACGCACTCCGCTGCATTTTCGGATCATTCAGCGCCTGCCGGCGCCTGCGAACGATGGCTTGAAGCGCGATCCTCATGCGCGAACTGGGCGCTTTGATCAAATGCAACCTGAAAAGGCTGCCGCTTTGCTTGACGCGATGGAGAAAGCGTTTGCCGAACTCTGATCCTCAGATCGGTGACGTTTATTATTACCCCTACATTTGGCAACGGCAGATCAAAGAGGACGGAGAAGATGCCGTCGCTGAGAAGTACCGTCCTTGCTGTGTAGCTATACGTCTTCCCGTTCTTATTGATGGGGTTGATGTGTATCTTCTTTCGATCAGCACCAAGGACTACTTTGATAGAGCAGATCGCATTGTAATACCGCCAGAAGAGATAGCTCTCATTAACGGGCTCGACCCTCGTGTCACGTCTTACCTAACCGTCTGTGAGTACAGCGAAACCATTCATAACTCACCAGTATTTTCAGAGATGCAATATCGTGGCACATTTTCGATCAATTTCATGAAGAACGTAGTGACCCCGAAAATTCGTCCAATGCTGGAAATGGCGATATCGAAGCGCCAAGCGGGAAAGTAGTCTCCCTGACGGCATCTCTATAGAATTTCGGCTAGATCAAAAGAGGCAAGAAAAAGGGATAGTGCTCAGGAAATCTATCCAAACCGGCTACTAAAGTACGTGTACTGTTCTTTATTTTTGGGCACCGAAGGCCGCCGAGCTTTGAAGCTTCTCAAACCACGCAGCGCAGTCATCGACTCTTGCCCACTGGCGCACCAGGGCGTGATCCGTCTTCCGCAGCGCAACGTCCAGCCGGTCCCCCAGCTGGACGCCGCTTCCGATCTTCTCGCGGCACGCGGACGGCAGGTCCGGCAGCTGCAGCGGCGCGGCCTGCGCCTTTCGGCGCGCGGCGTCCTGCAGCGGATCACCGACCCCGCAAGAGGCGCAGAAGGTCAGCATCAACAGAGCAATCAGCGTTGACCGTCGTTTCATTCCCGTAAGCCTCCAATTCGGCAGCGAAGCGCTGCGCGTCCCCTTCCGATGCCTGCAGACGTTCCTGCAGGACGCGACTTGCCGCATCGCTGGCGGCAGCGCGGCGCTTGATTTCCGTCAGTTCGGCTTCGGCGGCGTCCAGCTGCATCTGACGGACATAGCCTTGGCGTGCGGTCTCGACCGCCGCGCGGCGGTCCTGCAGGTGCCAGACCCACAGCCCGCCGCAGAGCATCACCGCCAGCCCGATGCGGCTGGTCAGCAGGCGCCACCCTGTCCCGGCCAGCAACGCCATCATGGCGCACCGCCAGGGCCGCGCTTGTCCATCGCGCCGCGTCCGCCCAGGTGATCCAGCGTGGTCGCCCCCAGAAGGCCGGTGAAGGTGATCACCGTGACCGTGGAAGCCAGGCCGATCACCGGCGACATGTCCACGCCCTCACCCACTTTCCAGAAGATGTAACTGTCCCAGCCCACCGAAATCAGGAAGGCAAACAGCGTGGCCTCACGCTTGTTGGACTGCCCGCCCAGCACCCATTTCATGAACAATCGAAGCATCCCGCTTCCCCTTTCCCCGTGTCAGGTGGTCCCAATGCAAAAGGGCGCAGGCTGGTGCCCGCGCCCTCTGGTGCTGCCCTCGATCACAGCCGGGCGAACTGGAAATGCATCCAGTCCGCGCCCCAGGCATAGCCCGCCGGGGTGCCGCCGTGGGCCATGACGATCCGCCAGAAGGCAGCGTAATCCTCGGCAGCGAACTGCGCGCGATCCGCGCCCCACCGCAGTTGATTTTTCTCGGGGTTCAGATCGACCGCCGCGCCGTAGGCATGGACCGACAGCGCCGCCCCGCCGCGCATCTTGCGCAGGTTGTAGCAGCCGCCGAACACGTCCAGTTCCAGGCGTTCGATGTCGGCCTGCCCGTAATGGGCCAGTGCGTCCCGGAAAATCCCGGTCAGCGGCTCGGACAGCTTTTCATGGCAGGAAAACCGGGTGACCGTCTGCGCCTTGTTCCAGGCGATCTTCATCGGATAGGCCAGTTGCACCTTGCCAGCGGTGCATTGTGCCCCGCCCGCTTCGCCATAGAAGGCCGGCATGTCCTTCTGGCGGGGATAGGCCAGTTGTGCGGGATCGCTCTTCGCGCCCACGATGGCCGACCGCGACAGCGTGGACGTGGTGCCTGCGCGCTCGCTCTGCCAGGCGGTCAGGGCCTCGACAGTGTTGTGACCGGCGTAGCCGTCCACCGCGCCGGGCTCGAAACCCAGCTGGAACAGCACCGCCTGCCCCGCGCCGATCAGCCGGCGCGCCTGCGGCCAGCCCGAGGGAGGCTCGACATAGGCCCCGGCCTGTGCGGTTTCGGCCTGCGCCACCGTCTGCAGGGTCTTCGCCCCCGCATCCCCGTCAATGGCACCAGAGTACCAGCCCGCAGCCGCAAGCAGCTGCTGGATGTCAGACACATTCATGTCCGCTTCCTTTCGTTTTCAGATGTTGGTTCAGGCGGTTCCGGGGCGACCGATCAGCCGCCGATAGAGGAACTTCAGCAGCACCAGCGGGGCCAGCATCGGCAGCTTCAGCCGGTATCCCTCGGGCAGGTCCGTGACGATCTTGCGCTGGATGTTGTCGGTCCAGCCCCGGCCCCGCACCCAGGTCACGCAATGACCTTCGCCATTCGGGGCAAGGCAATACCAGAGCACATATTTCAGGGTGATCAGCGCCCACCAGAAGCGCCAGAGCGACTGGCCTTCCCAAAGCCAGATCAGGGTCAGCGAATAGTCCTCGCAATCGCCGTAGACCGGGCCGGACCCGCCCAGGATTTGCCAGTATTCGCCTTTGTCGGCGCGATAGGTGAAGCGCCCGTTCAGCGCCTGCTGAACAGCATCAACGGCCATGGCCGTTACCTCCTTGGTTGGAATGGATCAGGGCTTCGCCGTCCAGGGACCGGACGCGAAGCGGTTGGCCTGTCGCCCCTCGGGGCACAGGTGGAAGGCCCAGATTTCCCAGGCTTGCGGGGTGCCCTGCAGCGGCGTGGACAGGATCCACGGCCCCCAGGCTTCGGCCTGCCCCGAGGGGGCACGCGACCCGCCGCCCCAGATGTCGGTTTCGGGCGACAGGTCCAGGCGCACGGGTCGGCGCAGCCCGTCCGGCATCAGCGCATAGGCCGTCAGGCCGCCGTAGACGCAGCGGGTCTTGATCATGCTGCCGCGCACCGCCAGCCCCTCGGGGACGCTCTCCTGTTCCACCGTGACAGCCCGGAAGGGCGTCTGCAGGGTGATGTCGCGGAAGACCCGATACCGGGACAGCTGTTCCCAGGCTTCGGCGCTGCCGCTGACGGCCACCACCGCCACCAGCACCGCGAACATGCCAGCATTGGCGCGGATCGCGGCGCGCGTGTTCTGCAGGACGTCAAACATGGATCACCCCTTCCCGCCGATCCGACGCCGGATCAGTTCCTTGATGAATTCCCGGTCCGAAATCAGCCCGGTGGCGGTATCCAGGACAATGAGCCCCACCGCCATGATACCGAGGGCCGCCAGCACCTCGGACCCGCGCGTCCAGGGCGCGATGGTGGGGGACAGCCCGTAGGCCAGAAAGGCGCTGGCCGCCGTCTTGACCAATCGCCTGTGCAGCGGTTCGCTTTCCGCCCTGACCATCGCCCACAGGACCATCCCGCAGACCACAGTCCAGAATTCCGCGCTCTTTCCGAACACCGTGCCCCCTTCCGGTCATTCCGCCCGTAGCTTTCCCGACAGAGACGTGCGCAGCCCGCCGGACTTGCCGAAGGAATGCTGCACCGTCTCTAGGATGAATTCCTGCCCGTCGATCCAGGAGCGCACGCCCGCGAAGACCACCGGCTGCCCGGCCATCAGCGCGGGATTTCCCTCGATCACGCAGGACATCTGCACCAGGCCCCGGACCATTTCGCGCGCGGCCGCCTCTGCCGCGCGGCGTGCTTCGGCTTCGGTCCCGAAGGGGGATCGCAGAACATGTTCGCCGCTGGCCTCGGGGTCGGCCTCGACCACCACCGACTGCCGCCGCGCGCCGCTGCGGTCCTGCCAATAGGCTTTCACCGTGGCGAAGCGGTCGCCGTCCTCGATCGACACCCGGCAGCTGCCCTGCAGGATCACCCCGGGCAGGATCTGCACCGCCGTCATGCCGGTGCCGTCCGCCGTCTCGCCCGCGCCGCGCCGCAGCCACAGGAGCTTGCCCGCCTTGATGGTGAAGAGCGCGCCGTGCCGTTCGGCCAGCCGTTCCAGGAAGGCCAGATCGGTTTCGTCCTGCTGGCCGATCCAGTCATAGACGTGATCCGACACCGCATCGGCAATCTTGGTGGTCAGGCCGTAATCGGCGGCGATGTCCTCGACAATCTGGCGCACGCTGGCCCCGTCCCAATGGCGGGTCTTGTTGGTCTTCATGTCGGATCGGTAGTCGGCGGAATGGCCGCGCACCGACAGGGTGAAGGGGAAACAGGTCATTTCCACCCGGTCCACGATATAGGAACCGGCAAAACCCACCCCTGCCCCGGTGTCGATGCTGACCGCCACCACCGCGCCCCGACGCGGCGGGTCCAGGTGCGGCGCGCCGTCGCTGAACACCAGGTCCAGGGAATCCGAGCGGATGCCCTCGCGGTCGGTGATGGTCAGCGACATCAGCCGTTCGAAGAACAGGCCGGACACCGGCGTGCCGTCCACGCTGACGCGAACGCTTGGATGCAGCGCCATCAGTCCCAGAGCCTCGCCGTGCCGGTGGTGTCATCCGCCGTCAGGTCGGGCAGCGTCAGCGTGATGCCCGCCGGCAACCAATGGGCCGTCAGGGCGATGGCAGGGTTTGCGTCCAGCACCTGTTCCACGGCCCCGGCCTGCTGGCCGTACTGGCGGTAACAGATCAGGTCCAGCTGATCGCCCTCGGCGGTGGTGTAGATCACAGCCATCAGACGGATACCCCCGTCAGCGCCGACAACGACAGCGTGCCGGACAAGCGCCGCAGCGACAGCGAATAGGCATTGCGCCCCGCCGTGCCGTTGCGGTCATGGAAACTGCGATCTTCGTCCACCCGCTGCACCGCGTGCCGCCCGAAGATGCGCCCCCCAAGGGACACCAGCATCAGCGGCAGGCCGTTCTGCGCGGCCAGCCGGATGCCGTCCAGCGTGGTCTGGCCGCCGAATTCGCGCGGGAAGAGGACGCCCGAAATGGTCACCACCTCGGATTTCGGCCCGGTCCATTGCAGGGCGTTCAGCCGCCCCACGGTTTCCAGTTCGGCCCAGCTGGTATCCAGCGACCGCTGCAGCCCGGTGAAGCCGAAGCCATGCGCCTGAAACGGAAACGGCCCCAGGGCCATGACGACAGGTCCGGCCATGGCCTACCCCCTGTCCGGCGGGCAGAACGGCCCGCCGGGGTTCGTGTTGCTCTTCGACATGCTGTCCCCTCAGTCTGCAAAGCTGGCCTGCAGCGTGGCCGCCAGGCGGTCGCCCAGCCGGGTTTCCATCAGGTCCACGATGGCTTCGGGATCGCTGATCCCCGACGGCACCGTGATGTTGACCCTGTTGATTTCGATCCGAAGACCATCCGAGGGCCGCGTGGCAGCGGCCACTGGGGCGGCTGCGACCGAGGCGGCAACCGCCGCCGCGCCCGCCATGCGGATGCCCTGTACCGCCGCCTGCAGGCCCTGCAGCTGGCGATTCGTGGCGATGAAGCCAGAGCGGTTCGGGAAGTACAGTTCCGGCCCCCGCTCCCCCACCAGCAGGGGCCTCGGGCCGAAGGGGCCACCGCGCGCCCGCTGCTGCAGGGCGCCCGCGCTGTCACCCGCCACCCCGTCCCCCGGCGGCGCACCATGCACCGCGGTTACCGCGTCCTCGTATTTGCCCATCGCCCAGCCCAGCACCGGCATGTTGCGGAAGGTGTTGTCCATCTTCTCGCGGTTCTGCTGCCGGAATTCGGCCTGCGCCTCGGCCCCCTCGGGCAGGTTCCTCATCGCCAGGAAGGCCATGGCACCGGCACTGAACGCCCCCCACTTGATGGAATTCAGGCTGGCCTGCATGGCCTTGGACTTGCTCGCCACGGACCGTTCCAGGCGGGTCATCTGGTCGGTGGCATCGCGGCGGAACCCGGCAAACCGGGCCAGCCCGGGGGCAAAGTTCGGCAACAGCGCCGTGCCCCAGCGAAGCGGCGTGATCAGGCTGGACAGGGCGAACTTCGGCAGCTTCAGCAGCAGTCCGAAGGCGCGCCCGACGCCGCCGACCTCGCCCGCGACCAGGGCCGACCGCGCCCCCAGCCCCACCAGGCCAAAGCGCAGCACCGCCAGGGTGCCGATCAGCCCGGCGGCAGCGCTCATCAGGAGCCCGCCCGTGATCGCAAGCCCGGCAGTCGCTGCCGCGCCGGCCATGATGTAGCGGGTCAGGCCGGGATGTACCTTGGTCCATTCCGTCAGCCCGTCGATGATCGGCGCAATCCGATCCAGCAGGTCGTTCATGGGCGGGATCAGCACTTCGCCCAGGGTGATCCCGAGGCGGTCGACCTTGTTGTGCATCAGCTGCAGGTTGTTGGCGGTCGTCTCAGCCCGGACGGCATATTCCTGCGATGCGCTGCCCGCGAAATTGCTTTCCTTGGCCACCAGCCCGAGGGCCTGCCGCAGCAGATCGACGTTGCCGACCAGGGGGCCAAGCGCCCGCGCCTCATCCCCGAAGATGTCGCTGATGATGCTGGTGCGCATGTAGTCGGGCATCTTGTTGATGCGCATCAGCACGTCTTCCAGCGTGCCGGTGGCATCCTTCTGCATCCGCTTGGCGACCGTCACCGTGTTCAGACCCAGCTTCTGCATGGCGGCAGACTGGCGGTCGGTGGCGGAATTGCCCTTGGTCAGCGCCCGGCCCATGTTCAGGAAGGACGTGGCCGCCACATCCGCTTCCGCGCCGGCGGCGATCATGGCCGACCCGATGGCCAGGGTTTCGTCCGCCGAAAACCCGGCCTGCTGCCCCGCCGATCCGGCGCGGGTCATGAAGTCCAGCACCTTCGGCGCAGTGGACGCCATGTTGTTCGACAGGTGGTTGATCGCGTCGAAGACCTTGCCGGTATCGTCCAGCGACAGCCCCAGGGCGGTCTTGATGCTGGCCATGGCATCGCCGGATTTCTCGGCGCTGATGTCGAAGGCCACGCCCACCTTGGCGGCCATTTCCGCGAACTTCGTCAGTTCCTCGGTCTTCAGGCCGGACTGCCCGCCCGCCGCGACGATGGCCGCGATGCCCTCTGCCGCCATCGGGATGCGGCCCGACATCTTCAGGATGTCGTCGGACATCTTCGCAAGCCCATCCGGCGCGTCGAAGTTCACCACCTTCTTCACGTCCGCCATGGCGCTTTCGAAGTCCACGGCCTGCTTGATCGGATTGGACAGCGACGTGGCAATGCGCCGCCCGGTGCCAAGCGAGGCCATGCCGGTGAACGACAGGTTGGCAGAGGTTGCCAGCGTGCGTTCCATCCGCTGACGGCCCGCCGCGATCTTCTCCTGTGCCTGCGCCAGGCGTTCCATCTTCTGCATCTGGCGCCCGAAGGCGGTGGTGCCCTGATCCAGCGCTGCCGACAGCCGCGCCTGTTCCCCGGCCAGGTCGCGGGTCTTGACGCCTGCCTGTTCCAGCTGCGACTGCAGCCCGCGCAGGGTGGCGCGGTTCTGGCCGTGTTTCTGTTCCAGCCGGTCGGCGGCGCGGCGCGCGCTGTCGAATTCCCGGCGCAGGGCCTGCGTGGGGTTCGCGGTGGTGGTGATTTCCAGCTTCAGCTGGCGCACCCGTTCCCGGGCACGGTCCAGGGAGGCCGCGCTTTCGCGGGTCACGGCCTGCTGCTTGCGGAAATCCTCGATCAGCCGCAATGGCCCGCGCATCTGCTGCAGGCGGCCCATTTCGCTGCGCACGTCCTCGGCAAAGCGCCCGGTGACCGTGGCCATCTGTTTCAGCGCGCCGCTGTAGCGGTCCACCGCCTTGATGGTCAGCTGCGTTTCGATCCGCTTGGACACCATTTCCGGGCCTCATCTTGTCAGGGACTCGCGCAGGCCCCATGTCGAAGGCATGGAGATTTTCGCGATGGTCTTTGCCGTGATCATGATCGCTCTCGCCTGCGGCGCGGTCGCTCTGGTCTGGTTCGTGTCGGGCTGGCTTGGCGGGCTGGTCTTTGCCCTGATGCTGTTCGGGGTCTACCGGCTGGCGACCCGCGACAGCGGGCAGCCGCGCCCCTTGAAGCGCGACCGCCTGAACGCCTTTCAGCACCCCCTGTCGGATGACTGATCAGCCCTGCGGGTGATCCAGCTTCCAGACCTCTTGCGCCGCCTCCTGCCAGCGCAGGAAGGCCGGAACCTTCATGCGCAGGATCTCGGGCAGCGGGGTGCAGGTGGCGCGGGCCACGAAGGCGGCGGCGAAGCGCAGATCCTGCGCTAGGTCGCCGCCTCCCCCGCGTTTCCCACCCCGTCCTCTGCGGCACGCGCCACCTGCAGGGCGTTATAGGGGTCCAGCACCTGCTTGATGACGGCCCGGTAATCGCTTTCCTTCAGCCGCTTGAAGGTCGGGATACCGATCCCGGCCATGCCCGCCAGCAGGATGAACATCTGGTCGCGGGGCGTTTCGGCGTCCTCGACTTCGATGCTCAGGCCGATGTCGGGTTCCTCGAACACCAGGGCGGTGATTTCGGCGTCGGTGTCGGCGTCCTTGATCGGCGTCTTCAGGGGGACGCGCACAGGGAATTTCATGTCCTGCCCTCCCTCAGATCAGCAGTGCGTTAGCGATGTCGCCGGTCTGGCTGACCCCGCCCACGGAATAATCGAAATCGTCGATTTCGAAAATGTCCGCGCCGTCGATTTCCAGCTTGGCGTAGTTCACCGCCACGGTGCAGTCGGTTTCGGCCTTCTGCCCCGGCTGCCAGTCGCCCGCATCCGGCGCGATCAGCTGGCCGCGCACGTAATAGACCGCCGAATGGGTGGTGCCGTCTTCGTCCACATGGGCACCCGTCACCATGAAGGCGTGTTCGGTGCCCGCCTTGCCGGTCAGCAGCTTCAGCGTGGCCGGATCGAAGGCCGTGAGCTTGAAGGTCATGTCCCCGACCTCATAGCCCATCACCACCTGGCGTTCCTTGATCATGCCGCCGTTGCGGAATTTCTCGGTGGTGGCCTTGGGCAGCTGGATGCTGACCGAAGAGAATTGCCCCACCTTGATGTCTTCATCCGCCCAGAGGGCGCAGTTCCGCAGGATATATGCGGGGGTCGATTTCATGTCTCAGTCTCCTGATGCAAAAAGGGGCCGCGTGCTGCGGCCCCCCGTGTTCGTCATCTGCACCGGCCCGAAGGCCGTCATGCGGCGGCCAGGGCGTCCTTCGTCAGGTCCAGGTAGTAGTCGATATTGCGGTAGGCCATGAACCGGATGTCTTCCATCGGCGCGGGCGGTTCGAATTCCATCGACAGGGTGATCTTGCCGGCGGCCATGTCGGATGCCTCGTTCAGCGTGGTGTCGATCCAGACCTTGCCGCCGATGATCGCGCCCTGCGCCTTGAAGGTGCGCATGGCGGCGTTGCCGCTTTCCAGCATGAACTTCAGGTTGGCCTTGCTGAAGGGCTTGTCCACGAAGGCGAGGTACGCCTTTTGCATCGCCTCGTTGATGAAGTCGGCGGTGCGGCGCACCGCAAGGAACGCCCAGAGGCTTTCGGACCCGCAGCCCCGGTTGCCCCAGGTGATGTAACCGGAGCCCAGGTTGATGATCGTGCCGACGCAGTTTTCGTTCAGGTAGTCGGATTGCGTGCCGTAGGTGATTTCACGGGTCACGCCGCCGATGCCGTTGATGGCCTTGTTGGACAGCGAATGCCAGAAGCCCAGTTCGGTATCGACGCGTGCCTGCACCCCGGCGAAGCGGGCCGATGCGGGCCGGGCCACATAAGCGCTGGTCGCGGTGTCCCAGACCTTCACCTGTGGGTCGACAAGGTAGACCCGTTCGGAGCCGATCAGCGCCTGATAGGTCACCGCCTCGGCGTCGGTGGTGTCGGGGCCATCCACGAAGGCGACCGCCCCCAGCTCTTCCAGCACGCCCACCAGTTCCGCCACCACGGGGTTCAGCGTGGCGGGATCGGAGGGCGCGGAATAGCCCGGGAAGGCGATCAGCCGGGGCTTCATGCCCAGCACGGGCAGCGACTTCAGCAGCGCATGGACGCCGGTGCGGGCCGTGGCATCGCCCACCAGGTTCGACAGGGTTTCGGCGTCGTCCGCCCCCTCTTCCACCCGGATGACGATGGTATAGGGCGCGACCTGATCAAAGACATCATCCACGGCAGCTTTCAGCGTGCCGGTGTCCCCGAGGCTGGCCGCCAGCGTGGCATCGCCCGCCAGCAAAACGGGGGTGTTCAGCGGGAACGTGTCCGCGTCAGCATCGGGCGCGGTGCCCAGAAGACCCACGACCGCGGATTGCGACACCTGCACCAGGACGGGCGTTTCGCTCGTTTCCTGCAGCCGGGTGCCGTGGTGAAAGGACGTGAAAGCCATGAAGTACCTCAGAAGGTTGACCGGCCCGGCGCATGGGCCGGGTCAAAGGGGGATTGCAGAAGGGAAGGAACCCCGCCCCGATCCACCAGGTCGGGATCAGGACGGGATCAGCGATCAGGTCCAGGTCGAAAGCCCCGCCCGGACCCAGGTATTCGCGGCAACGCAAAGATAGAGATACGCCCCGTCGCTCGCCATTTCGGAGGGCTGACCGTCATCGGTGGCAGAGGTGGGCGGGGTGTCCCGCCACATGGCGGCCTGAATGGCCTCCCCGTCGGAGGTGGCGGCCCCGATGCGGCGCAGATCGTCCACCACATAGCTGGCCCCCGGCGTCAGCGCGGAAGGATAGCTGGCATCGTTGAAATACGCCGCCAACTGAAGCGGAAACCAGCCATTGGACTCGCTTCCGGCGTATTTCGCCCAAAGCTGGTCACTGTCCTTTTCCCCCGGCGCCTGATCCTTTCTCATGTAGAGCGACCCAGCCGGGGCGCTCACCGCCCCCACCGGCGAACCGCTGCCGGAAAGGATGCGGGGGCTGTCCTCGTATACACCGACCGTCAGCCCGGTGGTCACCATGTTCAGGCCGGCCAGCTTGTTGTTGTAGCAGAAGACCTTGTTGGCAGCCTCGGTCGCGATATCCATCGTGGTGTCCTGCGGCGCGGCCACCACGATGGGGCCGGTCACTGCCGCCCCCACCGTCAGGTCGGTGCCGATGGCCGCGACCTCGCGCATCTTCAGATCGACTGCACCGACACCGTTGAAGACGAAGGTCTTGCCGTCCCCGGCAGAGACATCGCAATCAAAGCTCAGACCATCCGGTGCGATCAGCCTGTCGGTGTAGGTCGTGCCGTCATAGATGCTCATGGTGCGGGCGTTGACTTCCACCGCCGTCTGATCCGCCGCAAAGGAATTCATCATCAACCCCGAGAAGGTCAGCAGGTTGACCCAGCCGGTGATCCGCACGGTCGGCTCAGACGTCGCATAGGCCGCATCGGTGGTGGCGTGCAGCAGCAGCGAATAGAAATGCAGCCGGCGGATGGCGTTCATCGCAATGGGCGTGCCGCCATCGCGCACCCGCGATCCGTTGTGACGGATGTCCATGCCGACGTGACGGGCATAGACGACCCTCATGCTGTAGAAGTTGCACAGGTTCGTGGCGTCCCCGATGCCCCAGCTGTCGATCACCACCGCCGGGGCCTTGCTGTCCGCATCGCCGCCGCCCCGGCTTTCGACGTTGTAGAAGTCGCATTCCCGGATGAAGGACGGATTGTCGTCGCCGTCGCTGTCCACGCCGTTGTTGTAGCCGAAATGGAAATGCGTGCCCTGCAGCTGCTCGACATAGACCGACCGCCACTGCATCCGGTCATTGCGCCCGACACAGCGGAACCCGTGCTGCACCACCCCGGTCCGCGACGAGCGCACAGAGAAATCGGCCAGCGTCACCCCGGCATTGTCATTGCCGATATTCAGTTCATCGGACTGGTTGCCGCTGCCGACAAAGCTGGTTTCGGTGATGCTCATGAACCAGCCGGAATAGCCGTCCATCGGTTCGAAGATGGTGTTGCGCCGCCCGGACCCGAGGAAGGAAATCGGCTTGGTCACCTTCAGTTCCGCGCCGTAGCGATAGGCCCCGGCCCCGGCGGTGACCTGCAGGATCGCCCGCTGCGCCTCGGTTGCGGCAATCGCGGCCTGCAGCGCCCCCGCATCGTCGGTTTCCCCGTCGCCCAGGGCCCCGCAGGCCGCCGCGTTGATGACCCCGTTGATCGGCACGACATAGAGGCCGACACCGCCGGCGGTGGTCACATGGGCGTCTTCCGCCCCCTCTGCCGCCTCGCGATAGAGAAAGCCCCCCTTGGCCGCCCAGGTCGCGCCCTCGCCGCGCCGGGCCTCCTGACTTTTCAGCAGGCTGTCGGGCGAGAGGTATTCCGTGCCTTCGGCATCCGGCTTGACGATCACCAGCCCCTCGGCCACCCGGCTGAAGTTCAGAACGTGGTCGATCAGGTAAGCGATGGCGCCGGTCTGGCGGGGCACGACATCGGCCCCCGCCCAGACGGAAATCAGGTCGCCGTCCTGATCGAAAAAGCCGATCTCGCGGACATAGGCGGCGGCAGTGTCCACGCCGAATTCCGCCCGCACGCGCCAGGAATTGGGGGCCAGCAGCTCGCTCTGATAGACCGCCACGCGGGCAACTTCGTTCTGCAACGCGCTCTGGTCATTGCTCGGGTCATAGGTCGCACCGCCCCCGTCGCCGACCGCAATATGGGTGATGACGACCGCAGAGCCGGACCCGGCGGCCAGGTTGATCTTCTGTTCTGCCACATCCGTCAGGAGGGTGGTGGGCATGGGATTTCCTCACTCGATGTCATGGGTTTCGCGGCTGATGGCAGCCTGTGAAATCGCGGCTCTGGTGGTGATGGCGGCGCTGCTGGTGCCGCTGGCGGGCATCGGGGACAGCACTGCCGTCATGCGATGCTGCGCCCGCGCACCGGCCCGCAGCTGCAGGTCGCTTTGGGGGATGTCGGTGCGCGGCGTCGGAGCCAGCTTGCGCCGGTCCAGGCCGCTTGATTGCTGCCCGGCGCGCAGGGCGACGCCGGTTCGGTAGGTTTCGCCCAGGCGGAAGACCAGCTTGCGCGACACCGGCGCGGCGCGCTGCAGGACGGCGGTCATGGCCTTGACCATGCGATTGTCCAGCCGGTCTTCGCTGCCGTCATAGAAGCTGGCGTTGACGAAGGCGGTGACGCGGAAACTGCCCGCGACCAGTCCGGCGTCAACGCCGCCGGGCTGCCACCATTCCAGCAGGTCCACATCCACGTCGAAGGCCGCCAGCGCGTGGCGGATCGCATGGGGCGTGCCCTTGTATCTGTGCACCTCGGCGCTGGCCGCGATCACGGATCGCTTGACCTCTTCCGACCAGTCGGCGTCCCACACGTCCACCGACTCTTCCCAGGCCAGGTGATCCAGATAGGCCACGCTGACCGACTGCGGGTCCTTCGTGATCATCGACGTGGGCAGCGCGAACAGCCGTTCTTCCAGCAGGTCCAGCGCCTTCACCAGATCGGACGCGGTCACCGGCAACAGGCTGCGGGGGGTGTCAGACATCGCGCCATCCCCCGGTGATCGACTGCAGGGTGATGGTGATGCTGTCGCAATAGGCGGCCTCAAAGGGTCCGACCTCGACACTGGCGGCGGGGGAAATCACGTCAACGTCCACCACGCCCGAGACATTCAGCGCCGCCGCCAGGGACGCGCGGTAGAGTTTCCGGCCGATCCTGATCCGGCCCGCCGCGAAGGCTTCGACAGCGGCCTGCGCGGCGTCCTGCACCGCCGATGCGGCCTCGGGGCTGGTGACGTATAGCACCGCCTCGACCGAATAGGTGACGGGCGTTGCCGAAATCACCGTCAGCTTGTCCGCGACGGGTCGGCGGGTGTCCACGGTGCAGTTGTCATAGACCGCCTGCAGCAGATCCGCGTCCGCCGTGCCGTCGCCCTCGGAGGACAGGATGACCATCTTGGGTTCGGCAGGCGGGATCGCGGGGTCCAGCCCGTGGTTCGGGCCGTAAACGGCCACATCCACCACCCTGTCGTCCGCATCCAGCGCCCAATAGACATAGGACCCTTCCGTGCCGTGGGGCGACCAGGCTTCGATCACCAGCTGGATGCGGGCGCGGAACGTCGCATCGCTTTCCATCACCGGATTGTCCGCGTCGCTGTCGTCCAGCACCTTTCGCACCACGCCCCGGTTGGCGCCGATCTGGTCCAGGTCATCGCCCGTCGCCGTCGCCAGGAAGACCGACCGCACCGCCTGATTGATGCGGTTTTCCATGTAAAGTTCGCGCGCGGCGGCGGCTTCGTTCAGATAGCGCATGGGGCTGGCCGCGATGTTGCGCGCCAGGGCCATGACCTCGGCCACCTTGGCGGCGTCGAAGACCTCGGCCAGCTGCGCTTCCAGTTCGGTCAGGCGGGCTTCCAGGATCGCGTCGAAATCCAGCGCGACAATGGCGCTCGGGTCCGGCAGCGCGGCCAGATCAAGGGCGGAATAACGGCTCATGCGGTGCTCCAGACATCGGCCCCGGTCGCCTGCACCTTCACGGTGCGGGTGTCGTCGGAAACGGTGGACATGTCGCCCAGGTGGGCATTCGGCAGGTAGGCCCCGGTCAGGGTCATGGTGAACTGGCCCTGCGCATTCGCTTCAAGGGCCACGTCCGTCAGCTCGAAGCGCGGTTCCCAGACGTCGATGGCCTCGGCCACGGCGACGTAAAGGGCCAGCACGTTGGCGCTGTTCATCGGGGCGTCGATCAGCTGCGGCACGCCCGATCCGAATTCGCGCCTGAAGACGCGGGTGTTCAGCCGGGTGCGCATCAGGGTCTGCAGGCTCTGGACGACATGCGCCCAGCCCGTGACGGTGCCGCCCGTCTGGGGGTCAAGGTCCATGGGATGCCTCGGGGTTTGGAAGGGGCACCGGCGCGCCCCACGCGCGCCGGTCTGCAGATCACTCGGGCGTGCCGGTCGAAGACGGCCCCGCCGTGATCCCGCCGTGGGTGTGGGTGTCGCCCACGTTGGTGCCGTTATGGGTCAGCGAACCGCCCTCGGCGGCGACGTTGCCGCGCAGGGTGATCGTGGCCGCGTCCAGGGTGATCGCGTCGGGGTCCAGGGTCAGGGTGGCAGCCCCGACCGTCACCACCGCTTGCGACCCGCCGCCGGTGATGGTGATGCTGGCCCCGCCGACCGAAGCGAGGATGAAGGCATCCCCCGCCCCCGAGGGACGGCCATTCGCATCCGAATTCAGGCTGCCCTGAATGGTCGCATCCACCAGGTCGCCGCTTTCGCTGAACAGCCGCACCTGCTGACCAACGGACGGCGGCGTGTGGGTCTTCATCGCCCCCGCCGCAGCCTCTTCCCAGGGGATCCAGCCGGTCAGGAAAGGGCTGTCCCCGTCCTGCAGCTGCACCCGCGCCAGCCCGTTCGCAGGATCGACCGCCACGATAACGCCGGTGCGGGTCTGGCCGCGCAACCGGCGTTCCAGATCCGCGACCCGGCGGCGCAAATCGTCAATGATCGTGACCAGCCGCGACATCAGGACACCGGCACCGCAGCGCCCGAGGGATCGGACAGGGTGACATCGCGCGCCACGCCGCCGAAGGTGTAAAGCTGCAGCGCCTCGGCATCGGCCACCGGCATCGCCAGCAGCTGTTCCGCCGCCGGATAGGCGCCCTCGGAGGCGTCCGCCAGCGCCATCTGGAACAGCACCAGCTGCGGCACCGCCTCGGCTTCCATCAGCGCCAGGAAGCGGCCCCAGGGGCCTTCGGGGTCCATCGGCTGGCCGGGACGCGGATCGGCAAAGACCTCGACCCGCAGGCGGGTCTGACCGGCGGCCAGGCGCACCTGATCTGCGGCGCTGGACGAACGGACATGATGCTTGCCCGCATAGGACAGCACGAAGCCCCGGAAGACATCGGCCCAAGGGTTGTCCGGGTCCGACAGCACCCGGCCCAGCTGCCATTCCAGCACGTCCAGGACAGCTTCGAAATGCGCATCGGTGGCGGGGAAGCCTTCCATGATCTCGGACGCGCCGGTGTCGCGGTTCGTCTGCGTCATGGTCATGGCAACGCCGGTGTTGAAGAGGATGTCCACCACCCCGTTGCCCCGCAGGCCCGCCTGCCCCAGATCATCGGCCTTCGCCGCGTCGGTATAGACCGCGATGAAGGGCCTTTGCTGATCCGTCTGCAGCCCGCCCTTGGCCGTGTGATCGAAGGCGGAAATCTGGCTGTCCAGCACGTTGTCCCCGACCAGCGTTCCGCCGGCCTTCAGGGCTTTGATCGCCGCGATCCGCAGCGCCATCATGGTCAGGGACATCAGTTCGCCTCCCCCAGGTCACAGATCAGCCGCAGGTGCGACCGATCATCCACCGCCAGCACGTCGAAGACCGGCTGGCCCTCGCGATCCAGCGCCACCACCTTGTCGCCCTTGCGCGGCAGAACGTCCGGCCAGGCGCTGCGGTCGATCCGCAGCACCCCGCCGTCCGCCATCACGCCCACGCGCCGCCCCGAGGTGCCCGCGTAGTTCGGGCGCTCTTCGTCCCGCGCGCCGGTGCGCAGGATCGCGGCAAATTCCGCCGGGCTGCGCGTGGTGTCGGGCGCGCCCTTCGCCAGCGGCAGATGGCGGATGGTCTCGGACCACAGGTCATCCACTTCGGCCTTCAGTTCATCGCGCAGGCTGGCGTCCATCAGACACCTGCCTTGGCGGCGTCCTGTGCCTCAGCAAGGGCGGTTGCCGCGTCGTCCAGCTGGTCCTTCAGCGCCTGCCATTCCGGCGTGTCCTCGGACAGGGTTTCCATCTGCGCCGTGATGGCGTCATAGGCCGCCTGCGCCGCCTCGACCGTCAGCGGGTCGGTGGTGCCTTCGCCCGTGTCGCCCATGTTCAGACTGGCCTGCGCCGGATCGGTGACGGCATCGGCGGTGGCCTTTTTATCGGTGACATTGGCAGCGGCAGCCTTACCGGCGGCAGCCTTGGCAGTGGCCTTCTTGCTGGTGGTCTTGGCACTGGTCTTCTCCGTGGTCACGGGCGCGCTGGACACCACCGCAAAGCCGTTGTCGATCATCTGCGCCGCATAGGTCGCGGGCAGCTGCACGGGGGCCCCGATCTTCATCCGGCGGTCCGCCGTCTCGCCCAGGACGGACGCGGGCACGGGCGTTGCGCTCTTGAACGCCACCCAGATTTTCTTTTCGGCCATGTGGCCCCCCTTTCTCTGTCACGACTGCAGGCCGATCCGGGCACGCGCCCGGACGGGGCCGAAGTCGAAGGCCCGGCAGGGGTGCTGCCGGGCCTTGCATCGGGTCGGTGACCGGATGTGGATCAGATGGTGACTTCGCGCAGGACACCGGGCCGGGTGCAGAGCGAAATCGCGTTCATCTGGCTGTCCAGGTGACGGCCCTTGCCGTTCGCCATCGGGTACTGGTTCGCGTAGCGCGGCAGGCCGATGGTGTTCACCGTCTCTTCCAGGTCCGCCGGGGCGAAGCGGGTGATGAACAGTTCCGGCACGCCCTTGGGGACGATGCGGGCCTTGTTCGCGGCGATGAAGGGCGCGCCGCCATTGGCCGCCGTGGCCTTCTTGCCGGTGCGGTAGCGTTCCCAGGTGATTTGCCCGAAATTGAAGACATCGGGCGCGCCATCGCGCAGCGTGCCCCCGGCCTGCGCCAGGTAGGTTTCGCGCACCTCGGGCTGATCCCACAGGAAGGCATGGAATTCGTCACCACAGAAGGCGTGAGTGCCGGAATAGGCCGCATCCAGTTCGTCTTCCATCGGGATGATGACGTTGCTCTTGATGGCGCTCGCCAGCTTCGACACGTCGCCGTCCAGCCCCAGAGACACCGCCGCCGGCACCGCGATGCCGAAACGGTCATAGAGGTTGTGCAGCACCTTGCCCTTGCCTGACAGCACGATGCCCTTGATCGCGCCGACGCGCTGGTGTTCCAGCGTGGCGTCCAGGCGGATCGCGTGGCGCCCCAGCTTGCTGTCGATCCGGGTCTGCACCGTTTCCATCTGGTCGGTGCTGCCCAGCAGGCGCACGCCCTGCACTTCGTCGGCGCGCACGGTATCGTTGATTTCGAAGTGATCCACCTTGAAGGGGATCAGGTTGCGTTCGTCATCGCCAACCGTGGTGCCCGGCCCGCCGCGTTCGGTCGGTTCGATGATCGACAGACTGCCGTTCTGCTCTTCCACCATGACGATGGTGGTATCCACGCCCTCTTCGTGGAAGATGCCGGTGGCCCCCACCTGCCCCGGCACGAAGGGCTGGTTGTTCAGGGTCGCGGTCAGCGCGATCAGGCCGAAATTATCCCACAACATGCTGCTTTTCTCCTTCAGCGCGCGCGGATGCCGGCAGCGGTCAGCTGCGCCAGCTTGGCATCCGTCTTGGTTTCGTCATCCACGGTTGCGTCGAAGGTCAGCATCCCCACCTTCACTTCGGCATCCGCATCCACCACCAGCGCGTCCACGTCCGCGTCGGTGGCATCGACCGCATAGGCCAGCACGGCCAGGGCGGTTTCCGCGCCTTCCTTGCCGACCGTCTCGGCCTCGGGCGAAACCACGTAAAGATCCGAGGCCGTGACCTTGCCCAGCACCGTGCCCGGAGCCAGCTCGCCTTCACCGGCGGCGATGGTGATCGTGTTGAACGACCGCGTGCCCGCCGCGTGCGACAGCAGGAACGACAGATTGCGGGTCATCATGGTGACCTTTTCCATGGGTTACGCTCCCTTGTTGCGGGCGGCGTAGATGCCGCGCATGTCGATGGTGGCCTGCGGCTTCGGCGCGGGCTTGCCGCCCGGCTGCGCCAGGGACTGCGTGCGGCGCTGCTGGTAGAGTTCCGCGGTCGTGCTGCCGCCCTGCCCGTCCGGGTCCGGCGTGCCCTCGGGCGGGGTGTCCTCTGGGGTGCCTGCATCCCCGGCGGCGGCTTCCATCACCGCCACGGCCTCTTCCAGGGGCATGTCGGTGTCGAAGGCCAGGTGCGCGGCCAGCGTGGCCCGCCCGGCGGCGGCCTTGTGGCCGGTGATGGCCTTGATGCGCGCCTTCACGTCCGCGCTGGTCGGGCCGCCGGGCGGCGTGCCCTGCGGCGCATTCTTTCCGTCCATGGTCGGGGTCTCCTGTGCATGGGTCTTGGGTTTGGCGGCGGGGGCCGCAGGGTCCGCCAGCGCCTTGAAGGACCACTTTTCCTTGCGGGCCGTGGTCTTCAGGTGCTTGGGGGCTTGCGCATAGGCGCGGTAATCGAAGGCGGCGACGGCCTTGGCCTTGCCGCTTTCGGTGTCGGTGGCAAAGCCGCGCTCTACGGCCTCGGCCCCGGTCATCCAGAGTTCCGCCTTCATGTCCTCGCGGATCGCGGCGGCGTCCTCGCCGGTCTGTTCGGCGTAGATGTCCGCCATCAGATCGGCCAGCTTATGCAGCTGTTCGGTCGATTTCTCATGATCGCCGGCATTGCCCCAGGTCATCATCGCCGGGTCATGGATCATCATCAGCGCGCCGGTGCGCATGGTGATCGTGTCGCCCGCCATGGCGATGATCGAGGCCGAAGACGCCGCGATGGCATCGACCACCACCGCCACGTCGCCGCGATGGGCCTGCAGGGCGTTGTAGATCGCGATCCCGTCGTCGGTATATCCGCCGCCCGAGTTGATGCGCACGGTGATGTCGGTATCCCGCCCGACCTCGGCCAGCGCGGTGATGACCTCCGATGACGTGAAACCGTCGCCCCAGAAGTCGTCGCCCACGACCCCGTAAAGCAACAGCTCACCATCCACCAAAATTCCCATGGTGCTGTCTCCTGATTGTCTGGAAAGGGTCCGGCCCGGCGGATCAGCCGAACCGGAAGCGCTTGGCGTAGCGGCTGCGGCGCGCGCCGCTCGCGCGGTCACATTCCGCCTGATAGTGCTTGATCAGCTTCGACAGCCGGGCGTCATTGGCGTTCTGGAAGGTGACTTCCTCGCCGTCGATCTTCACCGTCTGGCGGATGCCGCCGGTGCCCAGCTTCAGCTGCATCTTGCGCAGCGCCGTCACCACGTCGCAGGGGCGGCTGATGTCGATCAGGTCCGACCCGATGCGCACGGTGTTGGTGATCGTCATGGCAGGGGTTCCGTCTGGATGACCGGCGCATCCTCGCGCGCGGCATAGGGCGAGGCCATGCCGGCATCGACATAGCGGCGGTGTTCGCGCTGGCGCTCTTCAAAGAGGCTGTCCGGGTCGGTGCCCAGATCGCCGGTTTCGATGGCGATGGAGCTGGTGCCGTTGCCCAGCCGTTCGGTGGCCGCCCGCGCGCTCTTGTAGTCGTCCGCCGTGGGCTTCGCCGGGCCTTGCCAGTTCGCCCCCACCACGCTGCCGCGCTGTGCCAGGAAGGCGGCATAGCCTCCCTTGAAGGGGATGCGGCCTTCGCCAATCTCTTCATCCAGCCACTGTTCATAGGTCATCTGGCACATGGGCGCAGCGATGCGTTCGCGCCGCCGCATGACCACAGACCAGATGGAGGCGTTTTCCATCCGCACGCTGGAATAGGTCGATTGCGTGTGGTCCATGGTCAGCCCGCCGTAGGTGATGCCGATGGTGCGCGCCATGTCCCGCGCCAGGCTGCCCGAGAACGGCAGGAAATCCTTGCCCGGCACGTTCGCGGTCTTCAGGCTCAGGTCTTCGCCCGGCCCCAGGTGCGACACCTGCGGATCGGCTCCGACCGACACCCGGCTGTCCGCCGCGCGATCCAACTGCGCCCCGAGATACCCCATGTATTCGGCGGCAATCGTCTTGCCGCCCTCGCCTGCCTCGCGCAGCGCTTCCAGCGCCTCGAAGGCATCCTGGCTGGGGGCTTCGCTGGTCAGCGTGATGGCGAAGACCGTCTGCAGGATCGCCATTTGCAGCGTGGCGTCGTCCAGCATTTCCGCCTGAATGTGCTTGCGGAAGGCCGGGGCCAGCAGGGAAATCCCGCGCACGTCCTCGCTGTCCATCGGGTCGAAGATATGCATCACCAGGGGCCGCCCCTCGGAGTCGAAGGCCGGGAAGTCCTCGGCCCGTTCCAGCCCCGCAGGCCCGGTGCGGAAGCGGTAGGACATCACCCGCCCGTTTTCGTCATGCTGGACGCCCTGGAACAGCCCCGCCGGGGCGTTGGTGTCCTGCACCAGGCGATGCGGCGGCACCAGGCGCAGCTTGGTGCCCGTGGTGACCCCGTAGCGGCGGCGCGTGGCCGCGTCGAAGAAATCGAAGACGCCGGTGGCCTCGCCATAGGCGATGTGCCAGCGCAGCCCGATGTCGACCAGCTGCGGCCCGGTCAGCTTGCCGTTCATCGATACCTCGGACGCGCTGTTCCAGTAGCGCCGCCAGCGTTTCTTGACCGTGCGGATGAAGGCGGTTTCCTCTTCCCCCGACCAGCCCAGGGGCTGCAGATCCGGCTGCGGCGAAAGCGTCAGCCCGACGCCTACCGTATCGGCCAGCACCTGATCCGTGGCCCCCTTCAGGCGGCCCGAATTCTGGATAAGATCCATGGCAAGCCCGGCGGCGCGTTCCCAACTGCGTCGCACGTCCTCTTCGTGGCGCGTCAGGGGGGCGATGCGGGACGCGATCACCCCCGACTTGGTGTCGCGCAGATAGCGCGCCACAGGCCGCGCCGCCTGCCGCGCCACCAGGGGCGTGCCGTCCGGCTTGATCAGTCCACTGTTCATGCGATCACCACGCTTTCCGCCCCACCGTCGAAGGACACGGCCAATTCGAAGGCCCCGCCCGCATCCAGCGCCGCCCTTAGGCGCTCGGACATGCGCACCCGGACCAGCGCCGCCGACCAGGGCGGGATGCCCTCGCGCTGAAACTGCCGGTCTACGCCGTCCAGGTAGCCGTCCACGGCCCCGAGGATCGCCGCCACGAAGGCCGCGCCGACCTCCTGCGTGTCCACGTCAATGTCTGCCGGTCTCAGCGGCACCAGGTCGCCCATGGCATCCCCCAATCTGGCGGGGCCGCCTTCAGCGCCGCCGCCTCTTCCATTTCGCCTTGGCCGCCTCGAAGGTGCTCGGGCGCTCAGCCTCCGGGGCCTCTTCTGCCGGCGCTTCGGGTGGTGCAGCCTGCACCTGTGCCGCCGGCATCAGCAGGTCTTCGAAATCGCCCTGCACCGCATCGGGCGCGCTGTCGCGCGCGGCCAGCAGCGCGTCCCATTCGGCATCCTGCAGCGACCGCACGCCCAGCCGGATCGCCGCCGCCTCGGCCTGCAGGTGGGTATCCAGACCCTCGTTCGCTTGGTTCGGATCCTTGACCCAGAGCCAGCGCGTAAAGCCGCTTTTCGCCTTCTGCGCCTTGCGAGTCTCTGCCGTCAGCTGGCGGAAGTATTCGTCTTCCAGCCCGCGCGGCAGCGCGATGAAGCCCCGTTCCTCGGGATCGTCCTTCTTCAGGTTCCGGTAGAGGCCCATCTTCAGGACCGAGGACGCAAAGTTGAAGAACCGCTTGGAATAGCGCAGCAGCTTGCCGCGCCGGTTCCGCTCGCGCTTGACCTGCGCCAGGAGCGGCGCGGTTTCTGGATGCACGCCGCGCACCATGATGACCCGCGCCGCCGGGTGACGGCGCGCCCATTCCCAGACCTCTTCCGTGTAGGCGTTGCCGTCGATGGCCAGGGCGTCGATTTCCAGCTTGCGCCCGTAGGCGTTGCGGAAGCCCTGTTTCAGCAGCGCGTCCAGCTGCTGCTGGCACCGCTCTTCGCTGATATGGCCGTTGAAGACCCCGTATTCAATCACAGCGCGGCGGCGGTGCGTGCCCCAGGCCACCACCTGCCATTCCACACGGTCGCCCTGACAGTCCACGCCGCAGGTCACCAGCGGGAAGCCCGCCGGGATGCTGCCCCGCGCATAGTCCGATTGCGAAGCGCGGTCGCGGATGTCTTCCCAGGGCGGGGCCTCGCCCAGGACGCGATAGGCCCGGCCCACCACGTCGTTCATGAAGGTCTGTTCGCGCGGCGGATCCCCCTTCGCAGCCAGCCAGCTGCGCGCGATCCGCTCGAACGACTGCAGCAGCGAATAGGCCGACCAGATGTGAAAGGACCGATGCACCCGCTTCATCTTCGGGTTCGCGGCGCGCCACTCGCCGCCCTTCAGCATCTTGGCGCGGTGGTGTTCCTCGATAGCCGCGCCGCAGGCTTCGCAGGTGAAATGCGCCCGCTCGGGGTGCTCTTCATCCAGGGAGGCCAGCATGTTTTCCCACTCAAGGGTCTGCATGTGGCCGCATTCGTCATGGGGGCACGGCAGGTAGAGGTATTCCTGCGATCCGTCCTCAAAGTTCTTGGTGATCCGGCAGCCGGGCACCACCATGGGGGTGCTGATCTTGAAAATCTTGGCGAACTCATAGCCCTGCGACCGGCTGTCGGCCTGCGTCTCGGGGTCGCCCGCGCTGTTCATGTCCCATTTGGCCAGGTCATCCTGCACCTGCCGGGACATCGACACCTGAGACAGGGAGGCGGGCGAATTGGCCCCGGAAATCTGGATGGCCCCGCGCCCGTCGCGGCGTTCCTTGTAGAACACGCTGTCCTGCCCGTCGCGCGCCTTCATCGGGAAGATGCGGCGCAGGCTGGTGGTGCCCTTCAGCATCGGCCCCAGCTTCATCTTGGACCAGCGCCGGGCGTTTTCTTCGGTCGGGTGGACATAGAGGAAATCGCCCGGGTCCATGTCCATCGACCCGCCGGTGAAGATGTTGGCCAGCACCGTGCCGCCCAGCTGCGCCGACTTCGCCAGGGTGACGATCCGGCAGGGATCATCGGGCGACAGAGCCGTCAGGATCTCGTTGAAATAGCTGAAGCGTTCGCGGCTATACGGCCCCGGCAGAGGGCTTTCGCGCTTGGAAAAGACGATGTTGTCTTCGGCCCAGGCCAGGTAATCGACCGAAGGCGGCGGGTCCAGGATGTCGGCAATCACGGTTGCCACCATCCATTCCGCCGAAGTGACCCGCACGGTGATGCCCATCAGTCCTCCAACCCTTCGTCCTTCTCGCGTGCGACCGCCTCGGCGCGGGAACGTTCCTTGGCAGCGGCGCTGCGCCGGACCTTGACCATTTCCGCCCGCAGCAGGTGCAGGACATCGCGCTGCGGCAGATCGAACCGCGCCGCCAGCGCCGCCGCGAAGTCCGGCAGCGCCCCTTCGAAAATCTGCAGCATGGTGACCGCGATGCGGCCCGCCTGTTCGCGCGCATCCGCCGCAGCCATCAGCTGACCGGTGCGCTGCGCCTCTTCCGCCGATTGGACGCGGTTGCGACGCAACTGCTCTTCCAGCTTCGCCCGCTTCAGCTGGTCTTCGATGCTGTCGACCTTCCAGGGCGGCGGCTCTGGCACGGGCCAGGGCTCGATCACCTCGGAGGATCGGGGCGCGACAGGTGCGACGGGCGGCGGGGTCAGCGGCAGAGACAGGGAAGGATCTGCCTTTGCCGCCTCGACTGCCGCCCGTCGCGGTGCCGGATCCGCAGGGCCAGCTGCGAGGTCCGGCGTGGTCCGCGTGGCAATCCCATTCCCGAGGGACTGCCCGATGTCGCGGTTTCGGCGGACCTGTTCCACCGCGATCTCGTAAAGGATCTTCCCGGCCTTCCCGGCCTTGGAAAAGGCGTCCTCGCGCAGGATGTCCTTGGCCTTCCACTGGCTGACCGCCGCGCGGCTGACACCCATGGCCCGCGCGAAATCGGCCTGGCTCATTTGCTGCATGTGATGCCTCGCTCGATAGTATCACGAAACCAGCCAAAGCTTTTCCGCGAACAACTTCCGCGTTACAAAGCAGTTCGCAGCCATTTAGAATCGCCATTCAAGCAGCACATATTTTCCGGCACAGGAGAGTGACTTGGCTAGACCACGGAACACCGGAAGCAAACGCCGAGTCCGCATTTCAAACGTTGCCTTCTCCGGTCTCGATGGGGATCTGGTTGACGGATTTTGCCCGAATTGCGGCAAGACCAAATTGGTGATGCCACTCGCAGGCGACACAAATTTTCAACTTCAGGAAACAACTGTCGAGTGCGCAAATTGCGGAGCAGCCGTTACCCTATCGAACGGAGAATACGACGGCAAAGACAAGGTTTTTCATAGTTTCGCACAACACAGGCCCACCCGGCAGCAAGCACGTAGATTTGCGCATGCCGTAAAAAAGTTTAAGGACTTTAACAGCTTAAGAATCAAAAGCCGTTTGATCGGGCCCCAATTTGAAGTCGCGGTAGAGGAAGCTGGAAAGACAAGAAACCCGAGAAGGTTTCTTCATGCCGCTGCCGCAATAGCGCTCTTCTTTGCCGGCGTAGCTTCGGGAATCAATGATAGCGACGAAGTGTACCAGAAGTACGTTCGCGGTGAATTGTACTCTGCTCATGCAGCACCAGCCGCCGGACCTGATGAGCAAAGCAAGGACACACCAAGCTCAGGAGCTGAAGAAAACGCTCAAACCAAACTTCCCGATGAAACCAAGGACATAACCGAGAACAAAAATACCAACCAACCAAAAGATCAGTGGCCGCCACTTACTGATATTTAGCATCTTCGTCCTCCGAAAAGTAACATGGCTTGACTCAGCACCAAGTCGCGTAAACGTGAGGTAAAAGCACTCCGGTCGAGGTATTCTCCCTTTCTTAACCAGTTGGGTTAGATGCGGCAACTGAAGCTTCTTCAAGCCGTACTTAGTGGCACATTTTCTCTACTAGATAGTCGGCTGATACCATGGCGGTGTTAAGTGTTAATCCCCTTGTTAAGGCTTTCAAAAACCGGTGTGACTGGCGCCCCCCCGGGCCCCAGGGGCCCCGCCTGCCTTCCCGCTCCGGCACGGTCCCTGCCCCGGACCCGGCCCCCCCCCCCGGGGGATCGGCCCTCGACCCGGCCTAGGCCGCGCCGTTCAGCAGCCGGTTGAACTCATGATCCAGACGCTTCGGCAAGGCCGCCGTGACCGTCTTGGACCAGACGGCGGCGGTGGTGCCCTGCACCATTTCCTCGGGGATGAAGACGCCCGAGGTCACCTTTTCCAGCTGCGTGCGTCCGCCTGCGCGGACGAAGACATGGCCGTTCATCGTCGGCAGATCGACACGGCGCTGCGGGAAGAGGCCACCACGATAGAAGCTTTCGGCAAACCATTCCGTGCCCCGCGCCTTGCCCAGGTAGGCTTCCACGCCGTCCTTCGTCTCGCGCTTCCTGAAGTATTTCAGCGGCTCATCGGTGCCCGCGCTGATCAGCACGTATTCCGGCACGTCCCAGGAGGCCCGGCGCACCCGCAGGGACCGGCGGATGACCTTCTGCGTCAGGCCGGTCTGGGCGGCCAGCGTCTTGATGACCTGCGTGCGCCCCATGTCCCCGGCCCGGCTGACGGCGCGGGCCACGGCCTTGTCACCCTCGCGCCCGAGGCCCGCCAGCAGGTTGTCGAACCGCTGCAGACCCCGGATATCCACCTCACCAACACGGAACATGGGCACGCCCCCTGGCTGGTCCGGCAGGATCACCGGACATGAAAATGGCCCGCGCTTTGCAGCCGGGCCGTTCGGGAATTGCAGCAGCACTGCCGCTTGCTGATGATCCGCGCGGATCCGCAAGGGCATGACGGCATTCGAAGAGAAACGGGGCGAACGCCTGCGTATCTCTTCGACCGGAAGCCAAGCGTGCATCTTGCAGCAGTGGGTCGGCAACCTTCGTCAATTCGACTGTTAAGGGAGGCGGACTCATCGCGTCAACCCCCCTTAACATCTGGGGACTGCGCTTAACGCACGGCGGGCTGCAGCAGTTCGGCGCGAACCTCGACCGGTATTTCGCCGCCCAGAAGCGCCATCAGCCCCTTCACCGAAGGGCCCGTCACCTCGACCACCCGCAGGTCATGATCCTGCAACGGCCCCGCCACGACGCGGGCCAGATCGCCGGGGCGCAGATCCTGCGCGGCCTTCACCCGCTGGTGCAGGTTCGCATCCAGCTGTCCCCCGCCCCATTGCCGCATCAGCTGCAGCATCCGGGCCTCGGGGATGGCGACGGGATGCCCGCCGGTGCCCATGACGCCCGACACCACGTCCAGCGCCATCAGCTGATGCCAGCGCCTCTCGCCCACCGGCCAGCCGACGAACATCCAGTCGACCAGCAGCGGCTGGCTGACGCAGATCCGTTCCGGGTTGAACCGGTTGCGGCGCTTCATGACCTTCTTGACCGGCAGGAAGACCTGAAACCCTGCGCGCTTCAGGATGTGTTCCGGCAGGAAGACCCGGGTGCCGGTGCCGCTGATACGACGCTTCCTTACCCGGCCCTCGCGGTCGCGATAGGCTTCGAACTCGCCCCCGACCGTGGCGCGCCCGATACCGCCCACCTGCTTGCGCTTCACGCGGACGGCGAACCATTGCAGTTCCTGCGCTTCGATCTTGCCCATCATGCTCATGCGCCGCCCTCTGCCATCTGGCCCAGGTCCGCGATCCGCCGGCACTTCGCCAGCGCGTCGCGCCGCCGCTGCAGCCAGGTGCTTTCCTCCTGCGTCAGCGCCTGCCCCTGCCCTTCGAACTCGCGCAGGCGGGTCATCTTGCGCAGCGCGTCATCGGCCTGCGCGCGCACCTGACTGAGGGTGTACTTGCCCGGCCATTTCCGCGTCCGGCGAACCTCGGCCAGCAGTTCGGGCGCCCAGCCCCCGGCCAGCGCCTCATGCCCCACCTGATTGGCGAAGACGGCCCGGATCAGCGGCGAGGCGTCATCGCCCGGCGGTTCGATGTCCGAGGCCTTTTCCAGGATGCGCTGCGCGATGGGGAAGCGATCCCGATCCTTGCCGCTGGCCATCCCGGCGGCTTCCTCTTCCAGGGCGGCAATGCTGCCCGCGCTCATGTAGGCCAGCCGGGCGCACATGTCGTCCAGCATCGCCGCGAATTGGTCCTTGGTCATGGCCGAAGGCTTCACCAACCCCCGCCGCTGCAATGGCTCGACCAGCAACGCCCGCACCCTGCGGGCACCCTCTGCCTGTTCTGCACTGTCCATGGTGATGTCCCTGTTTCTCTGCACTGCCCCGGTCTGAAATTTGCGAGAGGCGGGAATGGGGGGCGGTTTGATATGGCTATTCGTCTGATCTTATCAGCCTGCCAGGACCACAAAACTTATCCACACCCCGTGCGGTCCGCACCGCGTGAAAGGTGTTTTGTTTTGTTATCTGTTATTATGTCCTATAGGGCGATTTCAGTGTGACTATCTGAAATATTTCAGCAGCGTTTCAGCTACATTTCAGTTGATTTCAGCAGTGTTTCACGTCGATTTCAGCGTGATTTCAGCGCCCTGCCGGGCGGCGACCTGCCGTAGGAAATGGCATCACATCACCCGAATAGCCAAGCACCTCTACCATGGCGCTCCGGACATTGTCATGGGTAATGTGCAGGTCGGACTGCTCGAAGAACTCTGCCATCGCGTGCAACGCCCGGCTGTCCGACAATAGCGGTTCGCGTACCTGCAGTTCTTCCATCTTCTTTTTGATCCGACTTTTTTTGACCGCCAGGTTACGCATTTCTCGCCCTGCATCGCGACTGATCTTGCGCTTGTGCATCTGCAGCACGACGCCCTGCATGAAGCCCGGATGCCCAAGGCGGCGCTGCGTCTCACCCGTTCGTTCATCCTCAACGAAGACAAATTCCCAGCCGTGCAGCACTCCCTCCCTCACCTCCAACCAATCCTCTACCGATTGGAAGCGGGCAAGAGACGCCAGTTCTTCGTCATCCGTCGGCAATGTTCCCGCAGGATCTTCCCGCATGGCTTCCGCCCAGAGGATCATCGCGGTGCCGATGTCTGCCCGTCGCCCCTGCAATACCGCCTTGCGGACGAAGGAAGAGCCCAGGAACCGGTGCCCATAGAGTGGAAACCAGTCGTGGTTGGACAATGTCTCGCCACGTTTCAGCGGCCACATGTCCGGCTGACGTTCGAAGTCTGTCATGCCCTCACCTCACTCGATTGAAATTCGGTTTGTCTCATAAGCCCGGCCCCCTTCCGGGGCTCTTGGCCGCTTGCGCGCGGTTCTGGCGGCTGGTCAGCCATTCGGTTTGCAGCTGGCCGATGTAGCGACGGCCCGCACGCGACAGGTCGCGCAGGGCTTCGTCGCGGATCTCGTACTTGCCCAGCCGCCAGGCCAGCAACGCGGGCGCGGCCCGCTGGCCGACGCGGCGCATTTCGGCTTCGTCCGCTTTGCGGCAAGTGTCGCTGCAGTAGGCCTGCCATGGGCGGCAAGGCACAAAGGGGCAGCTGCACGCCGGGTTCATGCAGACCCCGGCGGGCGAAAGCAGCGTCTGCCCCAGTTCGCGGGTCGCAAAGGCCCGAAAAGGCTCAAGATCAAAATGCACCGCCGGTGCATTTGCGAGTCTGCTCATTCCGGCACCACCCCTGCCCAGACCCCGAGATGGGCCTCTACGGGCAATTTTTCGGGGGTGGCGAAATTGGAGTTCAACAGCACCCCCATGGTGAAAGGTCCCCTCATTCCGCAGCCGCCATCCGGCCACGCGGGCCACCATCCAGCATCCCGACCAGTCGCGTCCGCGCCGTGCGCATCGGAGCCAGCGCTTCGTCCAGTTCCGCGATGGCCCGCGCGACATCATCGCCATGGCTGGATTCATGGGCCCGCAGGATGGCGTGGATCGCCTCGCCGCATTCCTTCGCAATCTCGGAGCCATCCGACAGGAGAGAGCCGGACAGCACTTCGTCCTGTTCCTCTACGCGCCGGGCCAGCAGGCGCGTCACCGGGTACTGGCCCCGCGCGTCTTCCAGGGCGATGACATCGGCCACCGTCCAGTCCAGCAGACCCGAGACCTTCTTGCTGATCGTGGCCTTGTTGGCACTGCCGCCCCACCTCGCGGCGATGCAGTCGGCAGCCGCGTCATAGCACCCGAACCAGTCGAGAATGGATCTCATGCTGGCTTGCGTCACCTTCCGGTAGTCCGTCATGGGCAACCTCTTTTCCTGTTAAGATCGCGTGCAATGCGCAAGTTGGACGGCGTGATCGGCTCCACGTCCCTCTGCCGGCTCCAACGCTTCAGTCCCCACGCTCTGCACACGTGAGAAGCGGAAGAGCTCTTCCGGGCAGTCGATCCCTTCCGCCGCGCACATTTCGCGCAGAACCAGGTACCATTTTGCCGGGAAGAGGCCGGCCACGGCTGCATTGCTCACCGTGGTCGGCACTACCCCAAGACGTTCGGCAATCTGCCGACGGCCCAGGCGGTTACAGATGTCAGAAACGCTGCACATAGGCCAGCGTTAATCCATTTTTTTTGGACTATCAACGTCCATCCCGCAGAAGGTTCATATTTTCTGGACAGCGGTTAGAACAGACTCCGTGACACACGTCGAAGGCCGACTGACCAGCATGGATATTCTTGAACAAGAAAAATTGGCCCATAAGAGCGACATGGGCGTCAAAGCCAGCGCGATCCGCGTGAAGGCTGCCAGGTATGCTGCTGGCTTTGACAGGCAGTCCGAGTTCGCGACGCGATGCGGGGTCTCGAAGACTTCTTACAACAATATTGAAAAGGGGCTTCAGTTCCCGAACCGGGACGTGATGCGCTACCTATACAGGGCGCATCGGATCGACTTTAACTTCATCATGAACGGCGATTTCGCCCAGCTTCCTGCCGATGTTCAAGCCTCCCTGTTCCCTGCCCTCCAGCGCGCAAACGATGAATGGGATCAAACAGCCAGTTGAGGTCCACCCCAAGGCGCACAGCGACGCGGGCAATCCGATAAAGTACGGGCACCTGCATTCTGCATACCTTCCTTTCTCCTCGAACCGCCTTCTGGCGGTTCTTTTATTTCCGTGACTTGCCGCCCTAGTCCCCAGGAAGCGGCTTCGACGCCTTAGGTCACGCGAGGCGGGTTCAACACGAAATTGCCATGAGCAGAGACATTTCGCCCTAGAGTGTTGCTAAATGCCCGATCCCCCTCGGCATCCGACGGGCGCAACCCAATGACATAGCCAGAGCGCCTTCACCCTCAGGTTCGTTCAGAAAACCCGAATTCCAGGCTCAAAATATCCGCTCAGTTGCGGCCCAGAGGCTCACTCTGCGGTTAGGCGCAACAGTCAAAATCCATTGTTTATGGATTTTCTTCTTGCCAGTCCATTTTTCGTGGATATTCTACCGGCATCCAACAGATGGAGGCGAATTTGGACACGACACATTCCCTTTCACTGGCAAGCGACGGGCGTCTCGCTCATCTCGCCGCCCGTGAACATCTTGCCGTTGAAAACAGCATGACGCCAGAAACGCGCGACTTCCTCGGCGACACGATGCCCGGCCTTTGCGCCGAACTGCTGACCTGGCGCCGCGCCGCCAGCGACCACCCGGCGGCCTTGGCCATGGCGCTGCGCAGCGCAGCCCTTGAAGGCCAGCTGGAACGGGCCCGCCACACAGCGCTGCACGCAGAGGAAGGCACGCTGGGCGATCTTGCCCGCGCCTGCGACATCATCCGGCGTCTGTCGCCCTCCCCGAAGGAACGCGAGGCCGCCACCGATGTACTGGCCGAAATCCACGGGCATTGTGCATGAGCTGGACCCTTCCCGTGCTGATCCCGGCGGCGATCCTCTATGCGGGCATCATCGTCTGGTCGCTCTATCAGCGCCGCTGATGCTGACCGCCCTTCTGCGTCGGCACCGCCCCGCCAAACCGCCCCGCCCGGGCCTCTTCCCGGACATCGACCTGCAGGTGACCTTTCGCCGCCCGGACGGCGTGATGATCACCGAAACAGTGCCTGTGAACGGCGGCAACCTTCTGACCGATACCGCCACCCTCGCCCGCCTTGCCCTGCGCGACCGCAGGGACCGCGATTGCGCCCGCATCCTGAGCGTCAGGCTTGCGCATCCCGCCCCCACATTCCCGGAGGATTGACCATGTTCCACCCCACCGACACCGCCGCCGCCCTGATCGACGGCCCGAATTTCTATGCCACCGCCCGCGCCCTGGGCATCGACGTGGATTACAAGCGCCTGATGGGGCTGCTGTCCCAGACCGGGCGCCTGCTGCGTGCCAGCTACTTCACGCCGATCAGCACCGCCGAGGGCGAACATGTGGCCCTGCGCCCGCTGGTCGACTGGCTCGACTACAACGGCTGGAACGTCATCGCGAAGCCGGCGCGCGAATTCACCGACGACGAAGGCCGCCGCCGCTTCCGGGGCAATACCGATGTGGATCTGGCACTGACGGCGGTGAACCTTGCCCCCCGCATCACGCACATGGCGCTCTTCACCGGGAACCGTGATTTCGCGCCGCTGGTGCAGGATCTGCAGTCCAAGGGCGTCCGGGTGACGGTGGTGTCGTCCATGAAGACCAAGCCCAGCCCCTTCGCGGCGGACGAGCTGCGCCGGGCCGCCGACACCTTCCTGGACCTCGAAGACCTGCGCCCGCTAATTTCCCGCCCCGAACGCGCCAGCGCCGCCGCATGAACCTGCGCCGCAGCCGGCGGCTTGGCATCTGGGCCGCCCGGGCCGGCGCCTTGCTTTACCTCTGCGGCCTGATCACCGGGCTGATCGCAATCGGCCTGCGGCTGGCCTCAGCCATTCCCCCGCATCCCTGACCGGCCCCGCCGGATCTTTCGAGAAAACCTATGACCCAATCCCTTCGCATCCTCATCGGTTGCGAGACCAGCGGAGTCATGCGTCGCGCCTTTGCGGCCCGTGGCCATGATGTCTGGTCCTGCGACCTCCTGCCTTCAGAAGACGGCAGCAACCGCCACATCACCGGCGACATCCGCGACCACCTGAATGACGGCTGGGACCTGCTGGCCGTCATGCACCCGCCCTGCACGCGGCTCTGCAACAGCGGTGTCCGCTGGCTGCATGTCCCGCCGCGCGGCAAGACTCGCGCCCAGATGTGGGCCGAACTGGACGAAGGCGCGGCCCTCTTCGCCGCCTGCTGGCACGCCCAGGTGCCGCGGATCGCCATCGAGAACCCGGTGATGCACCGCCATGCCCGCGAACGCCTCCCCGCCGACCTGCCGCGTCCGCAGATCGTCCAGCCCTGGTGGTTCGGAGAACCGTTCTTCAAGGCGACCGGCTTCTACCTGCGCGGCCTGCCCGCGCTGCAGGCCACCCACCGGCTGACACCGCCCCGCCGGGCCACCGATCCGCAAAGCCACGCCGCCTGGTCCGCGATCCACCGCGCCCCGCCCGGCCCCGACCGCTGGAAGATCCGCAGCCGGACCTTCGAGGGACTGGCCGCAGCTGCCGCCGACCAGTGGGGCGCCCATGCGCTGCAGGCGGTGGCGGCATGACCCACCGCCCCGAGGAAACGCCCATGTATGACGAATACACCCGCCTGAAAGAGGCCAAGGACAAGGCTCAGAGGATCGCGGACGAAACCGACAATCCCCACCTGCGCCGCGTCTGCCGTGCCCTGGCAACCGAAATGCGCAAGATGCTGCGCGGGATGCGGCAGGAGTTTATCGCATGACCCTGCCCCGGCTGCTGTCCATATCCAGCGCGGCGGCACAGCTCGGCGTCCCCGTCGAGAGCCTGCGCCGCGCCGCCGATCACCACGGCAAGACCATCCGCATCGGGCGCGCCGCACGCCTGCACCCTGACGACCTCAAGGAACTGATCGAACTATGCCGCGTCGCGCCAAAGGCCCCCGCCTCCACTGGAGAACACGTAAAGACGGACCGTCAGTCTGGGAGATCCGCGACGGAGCCCTTCGCCTTTCGACCGGCACAACAAGCCGCCCAGAGGCTGAAAGGCTGCTCGCCCTCCACATCGAAAGGAAGCACCGCCCCAACGGGCCGGCGCGACCGGAAGAGCTGACGATTTCCATGGTGCTGGCGATCTACGCGGATGAACACGCGCCGCATGTCGCCTCGCCCGCCCGCATCGGCTACGCCATCGAGGCGCTGGACCGGATCTGGCAGAACCTGCCCGTCTCGGCCATCAAGGGCGAGACCTGCCGCCGCTATGCGACGCAGCGCGGTTGCAGTGACGGCACGATCCGCCGGGAACTGGGCGTGCTGCAGGCGGCCCTGAACTACTGCCACCGCGAAGGCTATCTGGTCACCGCGCCGAAGGTGACCCTGCCGCCGAAGCCCGATCCCAGGGAACGCTGGCTGACCCGCCAGGAGGCTGCTTGGCTGCTGCGCGGCGCACGCGCCCTGAACAAGGACGGGCGTCACCTTCAGGACTTCATCCTGCATGGCCTTTACACAGGTAGCCGCAAGGCCACGATCCTAGCCATGCACATCGACAAGCCGAGCAAGATCGGCGGCCATGTCGATACGGTCAACGGCATCCTCTACCGCAAACCCCAGGGCAAGCGGGAGACCAACAAGCGCCAGCGCCCGGCCCGCCTGCCCGAACGCTATCTTGCGCACCTGCGCCGTCAGGCCAGGAACGGGCGCCAGTTCGTGGTGGAACGGAAGATCATCCGTCGGGGCGTGGAAGAACGCTGCATGGTTGCGGACATCAAAAAAGGCTGGCCCCGTGCGGTCAGCCTGGCGATGGAACTGGCAGCGGCGCGCGGGATCACCGTCAACCTGACTGGAATCACGCCTCACGTTCTCAAGCACACCGCGATCACATGGGCCCTGCAGCGCGGCGCGACGACTTGGGACGCGGCTGGATACTTCGGCACCAGCATCGAGACCATTGAACGGGTGTATGGCCATCACGCGCCGGACCACATGCAGACCGCCGTGAATGCGATGAACAAACGCGCCTGAAATCCACTGCGCATTTCAAAACTGTTGGGAATGCCTGCATAGCGATCACTGTTTGCTGTCGGTCGATACTCGCCCCCAAGGCCAACCGTCGGCAGACACGGGCTCAAGGTCACATGTCACAAACAGCACTTAAAATGTACATTAGAAGAACAGCGCCACAGGGCGCCATAGAAGGGCTTCTGTGCGCAACTTGCGCAAGCCGCCGCCCCCCACCGGGCCAAGACCCCGCCACTCTGCGGGCCAATTTAGGGGGATACAGAGGATTTTGCCGGAAGCGGCTTGCCAAACCAAATCTGGCACGCTAAAACGAAGAAGCCACGGAATCTTGCAGGATTCCGTGGCTTAAATCAAACGTCGATTCAGGACGCTAGATCTTCTGTATAGTGTGGGAATACTACATTTCCCAAATCTAGTCAACCCTGACTCGGCCGCTTTAAGGATGCCCAAATGGCTCTTATCGAACGGAAACCGAGTACCAAACTAACCTTCAGCGACGCAGTGGAGATCCACAAGCGCATCCAGCGCGGCGAATACCTCAATAGGATTGCTGCAGACTATGACGTCAACCCAGGGCGGATCAGCGAGATCAAAAATGGTAAGACGTTCTCTGGTAGCGCCGCTCAAGCGATCTGA